CAGCTTGGCGAACAGGCCGGCCCAATCGGTCGCCTTATGCGCCGCCAGCGTCATAGGCGCAGACACGATCTCGAAGCCTTCATCCAGGGAGGCGTCCGATTCCACACGGGCATACTGCGCGAAGTTGTCCCGGACGTACTGCGCAGCTTGCTCCTTGACGCGGTAGGTGGGGTAGTGGTCGTTCTCCACCTCCACGCCCAAGTACAGCGTATTGCCGGCATCGGCAGGCGCGATGGCCTTGACGCGGCCGCGGCGGTCGGTGCGGAAGAACTGCAGATCGGCATAGGTGGTATCGGTGCGGGAGCGGTTATCGTGGTAATGAAGATCGGGCATTGCTGAATCCTTTCTTGCGGTAGGTCGCAACCCGTTTTATGGGCGGGCTTAACGGTGCCCGTGGACCGTATGCGTCTTTCGTCTTTCCCTTTTCCCCGGGTCGTTATCGCTCTATCCCGAGTGGGGCAATACGGCTTGATGTTCGGTTTTCAAGGTGCCCGGCGTTTCAGCGTCCCGCCGTGCCGTTCGGTCGCTGTCCCGTCCGGCGAGGCCACCTTACCGCAGCGGGCTCCGGTGTCAAAGGTGGAGACGCTGCGTAAGCAGCGTACTACCTTGACACCGGTGGGAGTATTAGGCTTACCCAACCCCCTATAATCCCCCTTCCCAAACGCCCCGAAAATGGCCCGATCAGCCTGTTAAACAGCGTTTTTCATCTTCCCCCATATAGGGGGGAAGGATCGCCGTCCGCTGCGTCCTGGATCGCTGCCGTCCGTCGCCGTTGCCCTATGTGTTAACAAGCTGTGAACGCAAAATGAAGCACACTTTTTGCGAATTTCCGTGCTAAACTGATAATGTGCAAAAAGAGCAAGTCAGCCAATCCCTGACCTGCTCTTTTTCTGTTACTTAGTCTCTGTTATTTATATATATAATTATATATTAAATAATATTATTATCTTTATCACGTTGGAAAGAGAGGTAAACGTTGTATGGTTACTCGTCCATGTAAATTACAAGACCCCATAAAGGTCCAAGAGATCGTAGATGCTTACTTCTCTGAAAGAGAAGAACAGCAGGAAGTAAGAGACCTTAAGAACGGTGATAAAAGAGTATATCGTGAACCTCCAAGTGTTTATCGTTTGGCATCTAAGCTTGGTATAACCAGACAGGCTTTCTATGATTACATAAGCGGAGAAAGAGATGACCATGAAGCGTATAACAAAAAGATAATCGACATTCTTACGGACGCAAGAGAACGTATCATCAATGAGCTATCCGAAGGTGTTCTATTGGGCTATTGGAATGACAGAGTAGCTTCTGCCATGCTCGTTAAGTTCGGTGTTATTGGTCCTACTGAGGATACCAAAGAGGTCAAGATCACTATACAGGGCAATAATTCATGGGCTGAATAGCTATAATATACAGAGCATACAGCGATATACACCTGATTATAAGCCGTTTATGCAGCAGAATACGTCCAACTATTCGCTAAAGTCCCATTTAACGAATAGTTTGCACCATGTCCTCCAGGAAGTTTTATATATCTCTATGGGGGGTCAAAATCTGACAGAAATACACATAGACAGGCGAAAAGGCCAGATGGTTCCATACGGTACCCGAAAAAAACGTTAACGCACATCCGCACGTTTTCTCCACACTGGCATATCGCTTGAACCTTGCAATTCACTTGAAAGGCTTTGCAAGGTTTTTGTAAGGTTACGACTTGCAGGGGGTGGCGGTTTCCCCTGCGGGATAACAGCAGACGATACGGGGTCCAAGCTGGCTCATGCGTTCCTCCTCCCTGTATCCTCTGCTGTTTTGTTTGGAGGAGCACATGCCTAAGAAGGAGCTGAAATTAGAGGGGATACCGAACGAGAAGCAGATCCTTTTCTTCGAATCCCGAGCGTCGCACACGGCATACGGCGGCGCGAGAGGCGGCGGCAAGAGCTGGGCGGCACGGCGGAAGCTGGTGCTGTGTTCATCCCGGTATCCGCAGCTTCGGTCGCTTCTGCTTCGGCGGACGTTCCCGGAGCTGGAAGCCAATCACATCATGCCTTTGCGGGCGGAGCTGGACGGCTTTGCGAAGTACAGCACCGAGAAACGCATGTTCACGTTCCCCAACAGGAGCATTATCAAGCTCGGGTACTGCGACACGGAGGCGGACGTTTTCCAGTATCAGGGGCAGGAGTACGAGATCATCGTGTTCGAGGAGGCGACGCAGTTCACGCCGTTCCAGATGCAGTACATCGCCACCTGCAACCGAACGACACGCACGGACTTCAAGCCGAGGATCTATTACACCTGCAACCCCGGCGGCCCCGGGCACGACTACATCAAGCGCCTGTTTATTGACCGGCGCTTCACGGAGGACGAGAACCCGGACGATTACCGGTTCATCCCCGCCAGGGTGACGGATAACACGGCCCTCATGGAGGCGGACCCTCAGTACATCAAGACCCTGAAAGCGCTGCCGGAGCATCTGCGTAAGGGCTACCTGGACGGCGAGTGGGACATCGTTGACGGGCAGTTTTTCTCCGAGTTCCAGAGACGCCTCCATGTTATTGAACCGTTCCATATCCCGCCGGAGTGGAAGAAGTTCCGGGCGATGGACTGGGGCTACAACGACCCGTGCTGCGTTCTCTGGTTCGCCGTCGCGCCGGACAGGCGCGTCTACGTCTATCAGGAGTATTACAAGCGCCAGCGGCTTGCACGGGACGTTGCGCGGTCCATCCGGGAAATGAGCCTGTTCGAGGATCACGCGTATACAGTCGCGTCCCCGGACGCCTGGCAGAAGCGAGGCAATTCGGGCATCGAGGGTGAGAGCATCGCCGAGACGTTCCTGCTCAACGGTGTGCCGCTTATCCCCGCGGACAACTCTCGCGTCATCGGCTGGCAGCGTTGTCACGAGAACCTGGCTATTGCGCCGGACGGGCTGCCGTACGTGCAGATCTTCTCCAACTGCGAGAACCTGATCCGTACGCTGCCGCTGCTCACCTACGGGAAGATCAGCACGAATAAGCACGAGGACGTAGCGGACAATTGCGAGGACCACGCCCCGGAGGCGTTCCGGTACGGGCTCATGTCCCGCCCGTCCCCGGCGATCACGCCAACGCAGCAGCAGGCGCGTATCCTGGCGTTCGATCCGTTTTCAAAGCCGAGGGACAGGGTGCTGTCCGGCGGCTTTTTCAGTATCTAAGGAGATTTCGATATGTCGAATCAGAATTACGTTATTTCGGACACGGGCAGCATCATCCCAGCCGACTTCATGCAGACCATCGTCGACGGCATCAAGAAGCCTCACGACCCTGTGCAGGGTGGGGACGAGTTCGTCAACGCGATCTACGGACTGTTCGACCAGTTCCGCCAGGACAAGTACGACAGGGAGTGGGCCCGATTCGACGAGAACACGAAGATCTACGACGGCGATCATTGGTCCACCTTCGGCCTGGACAACCCGGACAACAACCTGCTGCCGAAGCCGAGCATCCCCACGATCACGAGCGCCATCGAGAACCTGAAAGCCGATTACAACGACGAGTTCCCGGAGGCCGTTATCACCAAGGAGAGCGTTCGCAGCGAGCGCCTTGCGAAGGTCCTGACGACGATCCTCCGCGAGGAGTTGGAAATCTGCGGGTTCGAGCAAGCCTACGGGGACAAGGTCCACGACGTGCTGCAGGACGGCTGGGGCTGCTGGGAGATCGGCTACGACCCGGACATGAACGAGGGCATGGGCGGCTCCTACATCCGGAACGTCATGAACAAAAACTTTATGTGCGATCCGCACGTCAAGGATCTGCAGGATGGCCGGGCATGCTTCAAGATCGAGTTCAAGCCCAAATACTGGTTCAAGATGCACTACCCCGAACAGTACGCGCTTATGACCGCGGACCTGGGTGACAGGGACCAGAACCATCAGAACAAGACGGACAAGACGGGCCCGTCCACGGACAGGACGTACATGCTGCTCGAATGCTGGGTGCGCATCTACGACGCGGAGCGGAAGCGGTACGAGATCCACTTCTGCAAGGTCGCCGGCCACCAGCTCCTTGAAAACTCCGCATACGACTACCCGAACGGTTATTACGCACACGGCATGTACCCGTTCGTCGTCTCGGCGCTGTTCCCGCAGCGGGGTACGCAGCTCGGCATCGGTCTCGTCGACATGTTTAAGGATTCGCAGCGATACTCCGACAAGTCGATGCAGATCATCCTCTCGAACCTGTACCGGGCAGCGAAGCCGCGACTGCTGATCGACCAGAACTACCTGGCGGACCCGAAGGACACGCTGGACTTCACCAAGGAAGTCATTTACATGAAGGGCAACCTGCAAAACGCCTACGCCTGGCAGCAGCCGCAGCCGCTTCCGAACACGGCGTTTACCGCCGTCGATTTCCTTACCAACACGATCAAGAACGAATCCGGCACCAACGACCAGTCCCGCGGACAGACCGGCGCAGGCGTCACAGCCGCGTCTGCGATCACGGCCCTGCAGACGGCCTCCACGAAGCGGTCACGCATGGGCGAGCTGCGGCTGCAGTTCTCTTTCCGCCGCGCCATCATGATGCTGCTCTACGTGCTCCGGGAGAAGTCGATCGTTCCGAGGAGCATCGAGATAACGATCGACGGCGAGCCAGAAAGCATCCGGTTCGATTCCAAATGGTTCGACGAGCAAATGCACACAGCGGACGGCACGACCATCGTGCCCTTCGTCGCCGTTCGGTCCGCGCGTCAGACGCGCTTCGAGAAGCTGGCGCACAACGAGCTGGTCCTGCAGATGATGCAGGTCACCCAGGGCATCACGGACCCCGTTATCATGCTGGAAGCCTTCGAATCGGACGATAAGGAGGCGATCCTGGACACGATCCGCAGGGCACAGCGCGATGGGATGCTCAACCTCCAAAAGCAGAACGCAGAGCTGTTGGAGGCTGTTAAACAGATGTCCGAGGAGTTGTCTCAATACAAGCAGGCTATGGCGTCCGCCGAGGCGAACATGCAGAATATGGCGGATCAGCAGGCCCAGGACGCGCAGCAGAACCTACGCCAGCAGGCGGAGGCCCGGGCCCAGGGAATGCAGGACATGGACCTGGCGAACATGCGATAAATATGGCGCCGCCGGCCATGACGGGCGTATCAAAAGGGAGATCACATGGAAAACACGGTTGAAACGAACGCACCCGAAGTCGCCGTAGGCGGCGCACAGGCGGTCGACGCGCCTGCTGCCGGTGGAGCAGAACAGAACGAGATCAGCGTATCCGAGCTTCTTTCCGACGGTTCCGCTGCTGAAACGGTCGAAACACCGAGCGCCGACGGCTCGCAGCAGAAGGTGAGCAATCAGAAGGACTTCGACACCGCCCTTTCCCGGCGCCTTACGCAGGAAAACACGAAGGGGTACAACCGGGGCAAGGCGGAGATCGAGGGCTCGCCGGAGATGCAGTACATCCGCGCGGTCATTGAGGACCGGGCGCGGGAGAAGGGCATCACGCGGGAACAGGCGTTTCGCGAACTGACCGAGGAGCGTATCAATGCGAGAGCGCAGAAGTACGCGAAGGACCCGGCATCCTGGTACAGAGACCAGATGCTCGGGCAGCAACCCACCCAGAACGCACAGGAGACCAACCAGACCGGCAGCCTCTCCGTCACGGAGATCGCCAAGCAGATGGCCGATGCCATTCGCGCGAACGAGCTCCCGGAGGGATTCGACCCGCAAAAGCCCGGAAACGACTTTTTCGAGAACGCCGGCGAGTACGGCGTCAGGGCCGCCCTCCGCATCTGGAAAGCGGAACACGCCTCGGAGGTCCAGGCGCAGGCGAACGCGCGGCAGATCGCCCAGGAGGTAGAGAAGCGGCGCAGCGCACCCAAGCCCATGGCCCCGTCCGGCGCAAACCCCGCCAATCCACGGGATATCGACTTCGGGAAGATGTCCTCGAAGGATTTCTACGAGTTCGAGCGCAGGCTGAAACAGGCCGCGAAGGAAGGCAAGACTGTGCGGTAACCAAAATTCACAGTCAAAAAGGAGATTAAAACCATGCCTAATCAGAATGTCCAGACCACCGTCAATACGCAGCCGACCGTTGCGTATTTCAACAAGACCTACTACGACAAGAAGCTGCTGGAAACGGCCAAGACCAGGTTCGTGTACCAGCTTTTCGGGCAGAAGCGCAACATCCCCAAGGGCGCCGGCAAATCGGTGGAGTTCAGGAAGTACGACCTGTTCACGCCGTCCACCGTGTCCAACAGGCTGACCGAGGGCGTCACCCCTGATGCGCAGACCCTCAGCCAGACCAAGGTGGAGGCGACCGTCGCACAGTACGGCGCGTACGTCACCATCTCCGACCTGCTCGACCTGACCGCCTACGATCCCGTCATCAATGACACGACCGAGCTGCTGGGCGAGCAGATGGGCACCCTGCTCGACTGGATCACCCGCGATGCTCTGTACGCCGAGGCGTCCGACCAGTTTGCGGGCGGCCGTGCGGCCATGTCCTCCATCACTTCGTCCGACAAGCTGACCATTGCCGAGGTCCGCAAGGCTGTCCGCACCCTGAAGAAGAACAAGGCGCGGATGTTCAGCACCAACGTCGCCGAAGGCGGCGCCCGCAAGCCCCATTTCATCTGCATCTGCTCTCCCGATGCCACCTACGACCTGCAGAGCGATTCCCTCTGGCAGGACGTGTCCAAGTACAGCAACGCGGAGCAGATCTATTCCGGTGAGATCGGGCGCATGTTCGGCGTCGTGTTCGTCGAATCCACCGAGGCCCCGGTGTCCCGTCAGAGCGTCCTGAACGCCGTCAACGCGAACACGTCCAGCTCTGCCACCTTCGTGCTGAAAAATGACCCCACCGACCGCGAGGTTGAATACCTCTCCACCGGCGGCAACAAGATCATGATCGGCACCACCGAGTACACGCTGGCTGCCAGCGATTCTTACACGCCCGCGACCAAGACCGTGAAGCTGTCCGCCTCTGCGTCCCTGTCGGCGAACGCCATCGTCTACTCCACCGACTGCGGCGCGGTTGATGCGTCCACCAAGGCCGGCATCGACGTGCATCACACCTTCGTGCTCGGCGCAGACGCCTACGGCGTCATCGACATCGACGGTTCCGGTGCCATGCAGACCATCATCAAGCCTGCCGGCTCCTCCGGCACCGACGATCCTCTCGATCAGCGGTCCACCGTCGCGGCGAAGATCCCCGCCTACGTGGCGAAGGTCCTGAACCCGCTGTGGGTCATCGACGTGCAGCACGCCGTTTCCGCCTGATCTACTTAACAGCGCAACGATGGGAGGGGCCTTAAAACCCCTCCCAAACTCTTATCAGCCAAAAATCAAACAGGAGGAATAACCCATGGCTAAACCCATCACCCCGAAAGACGAACGCTCCGAAGCCGCCGCCGAGCGGGCGGCTGTGAAAGCCGAGAAGGACACTCTGAAAGCCGTTGCGAAGTCTGGCGTCGTCAAGGTAATGTTCACTATCGACCCGTCCCTGCCGAGGGATCGTCAGTTCATCGAGCGCTGCATCAACGGCGTCATCTATCGCTTCCAGCGCGGCGTCATGGTGGACGTGCCTGCCGCCGTGTTTGAGACCATCGAACGCAAGGAGCGGGACAAGATCATGTCCATGCAGAAGTATTCCGGCTTCCAGGACGGCGGACAGCATCTCGACGTGTAATCGGAGGCGGCTATGAACCTGAACGAGATCATTTCCGATGCAACTGCGATCCTGGGGCTGGGCACGGATTCCAATTCCGGGTCCGCGTACCTGCGTGAGTTCACGCGCTTCGCCAACGACGCGATCTTCCTGATCTCGCGCAGGTTCAGACAGGCCCGTACTGAGAAGGTCCCCATTGACGCAGAGCATTGCTTCCGTCTGTCGGATCTCGACCGCGTATGCTTCAAGATCGACCGCATACGGACGCTCGACGGCAAGGACGTAATGTGGGATCAGGACGCCACAGGCTCCGGCGACGTGTGGTGCTTCTTCCGCGACGGCGTGGCCCCGGACAGCGTCCTCGTCACGTACCAGTTCCGTCCTGCGAAGCTGGTCAACCTGGACGACGTGCCAGAGCTTCCCGAGTTCACCCACGACCTTATCCCGCACTATATCGCCGCCCAGCACTTCTTCGGTCAGAACGGCAAGACGAGCAAGTCCGTCAACACCGAAGAAATGACCTTTGAGCGCATGCTGAACGAGCTCGCCCTGGACCATTACGGGGAGCCGAAGGCGTACAAGCTCAACGGATATAACGAGAGGTTACTGTAATGTCGGTTCTACGAATCCCGGAGTTCTACGGAATCCAGCAACAGAAGGACGGGACGCTGCTGCCCATCGGTTCAGCGAGAAACGCCGTCAACATGGAGACATGCGACGGCTGCCTGACCGTAGCAGAGGCGTTCCGCACCATCGTCAACCAGCCCGTCACGGAGACCGGCGAAAAGTGGCGGGCGCTTTTTGCGTTCGAACGGTCCACCGGCGACGATCTGCTGGTGGCGTGTTCCTCTCGAAAGATCGTGTTCTGCACGACCGACTACGCGAGCGCAACGTCCTGGCAGACGCTCGTCTCCGCGACGACGACCCCGGGGTATACGCCGGCCAACAGGGACAGCGCCTTTGACGCCCAGCTCGCCAGGATCGGGAACACGGACTACATTCTGATCGCAACGGGCGGGACGCAGATCATCAAGACGCCCATCAACGAGCTGATCTCCGGGAACCCGAGATGGGAGTGGTTCGGTTCCGGCGTCTACTACCTGGGGACGCCGCTCACGATAAGCGCAGTCGATACGACCGATGTCGCCCATGCAGTCATCACCGTGTCCGGGGACATGCTCTCTGCGTCTACGCATGCTACCGAACGCCTCCGTGCGTTCGTGTTCGGCGTGTACATCATGGACGGGAACGAGGTCAAGTACCTGCTGTACCCGGATAACCCCGACGGGATCTCCGACGATGGCACCGAGATCACGCTGGACCTGACCGGCTGCACGGTCACTACCTCGAACACCGTGCAGCTGCGCGGTGGCGTGTCCGACGAGCCGGTCAGTTCCCTCGAACTGTTCCACGACCGGCTGTGGAGCGCCGGGGACCCGCAGAATTTGTCCAGGCTGTACTGGTCCTGCGTGTCCGGGGAGGGCCGCACCATCGAGGATTGGGTGTCCGACGACTATGACGAGGATGCGTCAGGCGGGCACGTGGACGTTGGCACGGCTGACGGGGACAAAATCGTGGCGCTGAAAGCCATGACCGACTGCCTGCTGATCTTCAAGGTCAATTCCATTTGGCGGTTGTACGGCACACGTCCGTCCAACTACACGCTGGAACGGATCACGGACGAGGTGGGCGCATACGACGATTCGGAGATCATCACGCGGTACGGGACCCCGTACTGGCTCACGAAAAACGGGATCTTCTACTGCGACGGCACCAACGCCATGTCCGCAGACAGCGACATCGACTACCTGCACGACCTATTTTGGGAAGTCAACGGTGCCGCCAGGCGGTCCGCCTGCTGCGTTCCTGCGCTTCGCAAGCTGTTCTTCGACGTGCATTCGGACAAGATCGGGCGGTTCATCCTGACGCGCGACCTGGTGACCGGCGCTTATCTCACGTTCACCGGCGCGGATATCATCGACATCGCCACCGCTTCCGACGAGGCGCTTTTCCTCACCTCTGCCGGCGCAGTCATCGCCCGGGGCGAGGACACGGAAACGCTCACGCTGTACGGGTCACCGACCGGGCTTCCCGCGAAGTGGACGACGCAGCGCATGGATTTCAGCGGGCTGCCTGTCAAGGAGCAGATCAGCGCGTTGTGGTTCCGGGCGACAGGCGGGCGTATGCGCGTTACTGTCCGCACGGACATCGGCAGCCACGTCTTTGACGTGGTCCCGAACGAGCTGCTGACGGACGTTGTTCGTCTACCCGTCAACATGTCCGAGGCCCGCACGTTGCAAATCGAGATCGAGAACGTAAACGGCAGCCGGTTCCGCATCGAGGGCGGGATATACATTGTCTACGCTGACAAGTTCGCCCCATAAGGAGGCTTTTATGGAAGACGCATTGCAGACGGTCCATCTCGCAAAGACAGTCAACGAGCCGATGACTGGCTATCAGAAAGCGAATGAAGACCGTCTGAATGAGAATTTTAGGCTGCTGCAGGGCAAGATCGAAGCTCTGCAGCGGGAGATCGAGCGACTGCGGAACGGATCGTGAGGTGGGTATATGCCTGAACAGATTTCTGTTACAGCAAACATAATCGTTAAGAAGAACGACGGCACAGACGACTCCTATACAATCTCAAGGGACAGGTTCAGCACGCCGCCGGTATATGTTTACGTACCTTTTTACGATTCGCAGCATCCGCAATACACCCGCGAAGGATACAACCTTTTAGGGTATCGCATGGATAATGTTCAAACGAATCCCCTAATTGGTGTAGATGAATCGGGGACTTTTGTTTTTTCGTCCAGCGGTACGTCAACCTCACGGTATTACTGCCAATGGCAGCGGAAGACCTACATAATCAGTTTCGATGCCAACGGCGGCACGAACGCCCCAGCGGCGCAGACGAAGACGCACGGAACGGATCTCACACTTTCAAACGAAACGCCCACGCGGACCGGGCATGTGTTCCTCGGGTGGAACACAAGCCAAGACGGGACAGGAACGGCTTATGCGCCAGGAGCCACTTTCGCCGTGGATGCGGCAACAACCCTATATGCGACATGGGAATTGCTGACATACACGATTTCCTTCGATGCCAACGGCGGCGAGAATGCCCCGGCGGCACAGACGAAAACGTACGGAGCGGATCTTACGCTCACAGATTCAGAGCCGACGCGCACAGGGTACACCTTTGCCGGCTGGGCTTTGTCGAACGAGGCCGCCGAGGCAGATTACCAGCCAGGCGATACCTACGCCGGGAATGGCAACGCGACCCTATACGCTGTATGGGCCGTTGTGGTCTCTACGCACACGCTGACGTATGACGCAAACGGCGGCACGAACGCGCCGGCAGCGCAGACGCAGACGTACAGCGTAGAGGATCAGCGGTCCTTCACTGTCACCGGCGACCAGCCCACCCGCGAGGGGCACGCCTTCCTCGGCTGGTCAAACACGTCCGGCGGTACCGTCGACTACGAAGCCGGGGACACGATCACGGCTGCCGTCGATAAGACGATCTACGCCGTGTGGGAAAAGGTGCGATTCACGGTCTCGTATAACGCCAACGGTGGCTCCAACGCCCCGGCGGCGCAGACGAAGCAGAAGGGGGTCGCGCTCACCATTACGGACGGTGTGCCGTCCAAGCAAAGCTCCGTGTTCATGGGATGGGCTACCAGCGCAGCGGCTACTGAGGCCGAGTATCACGGCGGTGATTCGTTCACCACCGATGCCGACACCGTGCTATACGCCGTATGGGGTACGCACAGCATCATGTCTGTGTTCGTGATCCAGGACGGAGAGCCGGTAGAATGTGACGCTTACGTCGTGGTGTCCGGGGAACCGGTGCTTTGTGATGTTTATGTAGGAGGTGAATGAAGTGGTCTCTAAGACATACGAGTTTACGCTGGATCTCAAAAATCAGAATTCCATCGACCTGCCAAACGTGATTGCCGGGGACGTTGGCAACATCTTCAAGATATCCGTTACAGACGAGGGCGAATCCGTCAGCCTCGCAGATACGCGGATCAGGCTGCTTATCACCAGCGCCAGCGGGACAGGCTCCCAGGACACGGACGTGGAGGGCAGCGACATCACTGTTTCCGGCAACCTCGTCACGGTGGCGGTACACGCGGACATGATCGAGAACGGGCTGAACGTCGGGCGGTTGGAGATCTATTCCGACGACGGCGAGAGCCTGGTCACAACGGCCCCGTTCAACTTCACCGCCATCTGCTCTGCCTCCGAAAAGGCGAAGGAGTTTCCATCGCTGATCCAGGCGGAGCAGAGGTTCGCGGCGCTCATTCAGACGTTGGAACAGTACGTGTCCATGTTCGATCCCGAGGCGTGCGTCCGGTACGACGCGCAGACAAAGACGAGCGACCAGAAGCAGCAGGCGAGGACGAACATCGCCGCGGCTGCCGCCTCTCACGCTCACGGCAACGTCACGAGCGCCGGAGTCGTCACCGGCAAGGCGAATTACCTTGTAGAGACGGACGCGAACGGCGCCATCGTCTGCGTTCGCCGGCTGATCTATTCCGAAACGGACCCGAGCGAATTGTCCAACCTGCAGGACGGCGACATCTACATCGTGCCGAAGGGAGAGTGAAACCATGACGAAGTTCGAAGCTCTCTACGAAACCCTGTCCCAATTCATCCCGTCAGCCATCTACGTATGGGGCGGGAAGGGCGAGGAGGTCCCCGAGGACGACACCCGGCGGGCGAAGTATTTCAACCAGAAAGAGACCAAGGACGGCGATCATACGAAAGCTGAAAACATAGCCCGCTGCGAGAGGCTTTACCAGAAGCGCAAAAAGGCCGGGTTTGCTTCCGTACGGGGATTCGATTGCTCCGGCCTCATATACTACGGCCTGCACGCTCTCAACCTGTTAAACACGATTATGAGCAGCCGGGGTTATTACTCCTACTGCAAGTACAACACGGATAAGACCGGGATGGGCAAAAAAGACCTTATCCCGGGCGATCTCGTGTTCAAGCACAACGGGGAGAAGATCGTGCATGTCGCTCTGTATATCGGGGACGGCAAGATCCTGGAAAGCGCCGGCAGGGACATCGGCGTCCGCGTCAGCGAGCTCACGTCCGCGTACAACCGGTACGGGCGCCTTGCCTGCATGAAGGAGAAGGAGCCGGCTCCGGAGCCCACGCCTACGCCGGAGCCGGAGTTTGGATTCGTTATGGTCAAAGGCGGAACCGTTCACATCCGCAGCGTCAACCACAAGACCGAGGGGCGGGACACGATCATCAAGACGGCTTGCCAGGGTGAAAAATACCCGCTGATCCTGATCGACCCGGATACAGGATGGTACAAGATCAGCCTTGGGGACGGGCAGACAGGCTACATCAGCAACCGCGCCGATCTGACGGAGGTGATTCCGAATGCCTGAGGAGAAAGAACTGATGCAGGATATTTTGACAAAACTTATCAGGATCGAGACGCTGCTGGATTCCGTCAAGCCGCAGCTGGACGATCACGAGGCGCGGATACGTGAGCTGGAAGGAAAAAGCGGCAAGCGTTGGGATTCGCTGTCGTTGACGGTTATTTCGACGCTGATTGCAGGCATCGTCGGTCTTGCGATCGGGCGACTGTTCTGACGGAGGGAACTATGTGGAATGATCCTATCACGAGAGAGGAAGAATGGCTCGGGGCCATCCAGGGCATGGAGGGCGTCGCGGCCCCGGCTATGCCTGTGTGGCACTACGAGCAGATGCTGGCGGCGCTGTACGACGTAGTGAGCGGCGCGGAAAACCCGAGGGAGTTCCCGGAGCGGTCCTGGCACCTGGACGAACTGATCTACGGCGTGTACTGCCTGGCGGCTGGGCTTGACGATCCGGGCATCCCGGCGCCCACGTGCCGCATCGAGGAGTACTGGCGCGGCGTTTACATGGCGGTGAAAGGCGAAGCTGACGCGTCTGTGCCCGACCCTGTCTGGCGCATCGAGGAATGGCTGAAAGGCATCTTTGACGTAGCGGCTGAGTGGGGCGGCTTCGAGACCACCGTTTCCGGCACCGCGCCTTTGACCCTCGCAAACGCCATCGCCAAGGCCATGCTGGGGCTGACCCAGTACGGAAAGGTCGAGCAGCGGAACATCCCGGCCCCATACACGGAGCTGGAGTATATCGACAACAACGGCACGGCGTGGCTCGACCTCGGTATGCCAATCGGCTCTGCCGACATCGTGACCTTCGATATAAAGTGGAACGATGCAGTGAGCGCACCGTTCTTTGGCGCGTACAACGCTGGCGGTGGTTTTGCCAACCAGTCTTTTGTCGGAACCATAAGCACCGCTGGAGCCGCTTGTTTTTATGCAAACTCTTCTTCGGTTACCGGTCGTATTACGAAGCCAACCGCACGGGCTACGTATAAATGGAACGGAATAAGTGCCATGCCAACGCTCGATGGTAGGGATGCTGGCACGGTAGTGCCGCCGTATGCCGACTTCACGCCGAGCGTCAACGCCTACTTGTTCACGCGCAATGAAGGCGGTACGGCGGGTTCCGTTGACGACATAACGCTCTATGGCTTCAAGGTCGAGCGTAACGGGGCGGTTATTATAAACCTCATCCCCGCCAAGCGTGACAGCGACAATGTTGTCGGTATGTACGACACGGTAAGGGGCCAGTTCCTTACAAGCGCTGGCATAGGCAGCTTCACGGCAGGTCCTGCCATCACGCCCTCGCCTGTCACGCCGATGGACATTTGGTGCAACAACGGCAAGTTGAAGGCACGGCATCAGAGCGGTCTGCCGGTGGGGTATCAGCGGTTGGAATACCTTGAAGCTACCGGCACGCAGTACCTCGACACGGGCTTCTATTTCGATAACCCCGCCACGGACACGCTGACGGTTGACCTCATCAAGACGATTGGCGGCGGTGGTACGGTGTTCTATGGCTTCCGCGACAGATATAAGGTCAACGGCTACGGTATGCAGTTCAGCGATGCAGGCGCGACCAACATTCAATGGGCTGACAAGGACACGGGCCTCGGCACCAACCCGGCGATGCAGATAGGCACACGTTATACCGCCGTCCGCACCGGCCCGTCCTACTCCATCGGCGGCAGCTCTTACACCATCGCGGACGCGGGAAGCGTTACGCAGAACTACCCGCTGTATCTGTTCTGCACGAACGACGGCGGCTCGCCCAACTTGAGAGCATCCGCGAAGATTTACGAGGTCACGGTTGTCAATGCGCAGGGCGTGACGAGGATGCACCTCCTGCCCGCGAAGCGTCTGTCTGACAACGAACTGGGTATGTACGACCTTGTAAGTGGCTCGTTCTTCACAAATGCAGGCACCGGCTCGTTCACCGCAGGCACTGCGGCAAGCGACCCGATTGAGGTTTATGCGGACGCGCAGGTGGGGAAGAACCTCTTTAACAAGGCCGCTGTTGATGCCGGATGGGTTGTCGGCAAGATCCTCAATGACAACGGTGTGGAAACCAACGATAATCAATCGTGTTATTCCACCTATTTCATCCCGGTCAAGTCAAGCACCGATTATTACGTCAGTTGGGCTGACAGCGGCATGTATGGCGCGATCCAGCGGATTTACTACTACGACGCGAACAAGCAGTTCCTTTCCCGCAGCACGTCTTTGAGTTCCCCGACTTACAAGACTACTCCCGCAAACTGCGTTTATATCCGAGTGCAGAGGCAGAATCAGTCATACGCCGATGCGACGGATTTCCAAATCGAGGAAGGGCAAGTAAGAACTTCGTTCGAGCCTTTCCACGAGGGCGAACTGCTGACGGTGAGGGGCACAAACCTTGTTGACCTTGATGCGGTTACTAATGAGTACTATTACACTCAAAGCGGCACATATTCCGCATTGGCGGACTGCCGCTTGACCGATTACATTCCCGTTAAAGCTGGTGAGAAATACACGGTCTGGGCGCAGGCGGAGACCTTGACGACCTACGCTAATGTTCGTGCTAATCTGTTTGACAGTTCACAGATCTGGCTGTCACAGACTATTGTGGCACTCAACTCCACGGCACAGCCGAAGGTGCTTGTCATGACACCCACCGTGGACGGATACCTACGCGTGTCCGCGAACTATCGGGGCGACAACCACGTCGATTGGTCTACGCTCCGCGTTGCGCAGGGTGAGTACACGCTTGAGACAATGCCGTCCTACGAACCCTACGTCACCCCACAGACCATCACCGACATCCCTGACCTGTTAGCCTACGACAGCATCTTCGACGAGGTTGACCTCGTCCCCGGCACAACCAAGCGCAGGATCGCCGCGTGCCTATACGACGGGACGCAGACCATAGGCGACCGGTACATGAGCACGACAGGCGGCAAGGACGTCGGCGCGATCATCTTGTACCCCAGGGAGACCGAGTATGACGGCGACGTGGCCGTCTACGTGCCCGATACTCTATACGAGCAAACGACCCCTCAGGCGCTCGTCCTGCACGGGGGCACGAACATTGTGAGCGTAGACGCGAACGTGGACGACGTTTACCTGGAAGCCAGATACAAGGCCGTGGCTTCGCTTCTCTCACGCAGCATGGGCTCTCTCAGGAAGTCAGGCGAATTGTTGCGCGGCAGCACGTTCCGACTCGGGGAGACAAGCAGAGACATACTGGAACGGTTTGGCCTCGAAGACGAGATCAGAAGGCCCGGTATAAGTATCGGTTTGGAAGGAGGTGATATCCGTGGAACCCGTTGAACTGCAGAAACGCACCAAGTCCGTCCTGTTCTGGATCGGAATGGTCTCCGCGATCTACGAGGCCGTTATCAACAGTCTCGTTAGCGCGGGCGTCAACATGCCGCCCATCGTCGGCGCGATCGGCGTCGCTCTTGCGACCGTCTTGATCTACTGCAACGGCAATAACCCCAGCCTTACCACGTATTAAGGCCGGGCGGCAGACAAGAGAACTCAAAAAGGACACAGGCGGGGCGCGATGCCCCGCCTGCACTATCATGGAGGTACTACAATGGCAATGTTTGGCGACGCCAATTTGCAATCTCAGTATGACAACATTCGTTCTCAGCTGCAGGGCTCCGGCGCGTACACGCCCCTATCGCTCCCGGAACAGACGCTTGACGGCATCGCCGAGCAGCTGGCGCAGATCTACCGCCCGCAGGTGGAACGTGCGATCGCGCAACGGTCCGGCGCGACTAAGCAGCAGAAGGCGGCTATCGACGTAGACGCAGGCTCCCGCGGCATGGGTACGTCCACGTGGGTGACCGATGCAAAGAACCGCCTTATGAGCGCAGAGGCCGCCGACATCGCCGGCATGGAATCCGACTACGCCTCCCAGCTCGCGGGCGACGCTTTGACGCAGTATCAGAACTATCTCAGCGACAAGCTGCGTCTGGACCAGTACAACCAGCAGCTGCAGGCAGCCATGGAAGGCGCCGCATACGATCAGGCTATGCAGCAGTACGCCAACGGCCTGGTCGAAGGCACGCTGCCGTATCAGCAACTTCAATTCCAGTGGCAGCAGACGAAGAACGCCGCCAGCGGCGGAGGCGGCGGAAGCTCCAAGCCCACGGTTACCTTGGAGGACATCGACAAGTACCTGGATGAAAAGTATGGCGGAGTTCCTACCGTAACTGAGAATGCGGCCAAGGGTGTCTCCGGCGGCGGGTATCTGCCCAGAAGCACAAAAGCGAACATGGTCAAGTAAGAGGTACGCGAAATGCCACTAATCAACGTTTCTGAGGGCAGCTCCCGTCTGTCTGCCGCGACGCCTGAACGTCAGCCCGGGGCTGGCACGTCCCCGTCCGCGGGGGCTTTTCAGCCGACGTACTCCTTCAACGGGCAGACGTACAAGACAGAAAAAGAAGCCAACGTCGCGCGGGACCAGTATATCGCCGAGCGCAAGAGCAAGGCTGCGGCCTTGTATGCGGACGCGGCATCCGTCGGTTTTGACAAGGGGCAGTTTGACGCTCTCCTGCAGTCCGGCGGCGGCCTGTCTCAGATGTCCGACGAGGAGCGATCCTTCATCCAAAAGCGGTATCAGGCGTCGAACCCGTATAAGCGGGAGGCGTATACTGCTTCCGAGGTCGATCAATATCTCGCGTCTGTCGGCATGCCCTCTGCCAAGGAGCTGGACACATACCGAAAGGCGTACTATGACTATGCCTCCGGCGGCGGCGTCCTCGAAAACTATCCCAGCCTTGACGATGATGCCTACGATTACATCAGCCGGCACTGGAAGGACGGGATGCAGACCGGCATCAACGGAAAGCTGTACAACGCGAAGGGCAAGGAGATCGCGTACACCGATACGCTCCTCGACGAGCAGCTGCAGAAGATCGGGCTTCCCCCTGCCTCCCTGATGAACGACTACTTCCTGGATTACCAGAAGGACAAGCAGGTCAGCACCGACATCAACGACTTCTACGCTGCCGTCTACGACCGAACGAAGAACGGCATGGGCAGCGAGGAGGCGTATCGCACCACGCTGCAGGAACCGAAGTACCGGCGTCTGCAGGAGTATGTCTCTGAGGCGGTCGCGTACCCGAGCGAGGCCGACTATACGGACAACGCCCCTCTGTCCGAAACGTACGGGCAGGTAGATAAAGCGAAGTACGACGCTGCCTGGGAAAAGGCCAACGCTGCGAACGCGAAGCGCGACGCCCTGGATCATCGCGTGTCGTATGCTGATTACGAGAACTACGCGGCGATGGAGGCCCAGCAGGAGCGCGGGAAGGCACAGACGGAGAGGTACAAGGCGGCCCAGGAAAACGCGGCCAAATGGCTGACGCGACCGGCCACCGGTGATGCGGAGAAGGAACAGCGCAGCACGGAAATGCAGCAGTTCCTCCGCGTGTTCGGAGACGGCACAAGGCTCTCGGACATGCAGACGTATTTCTCCCTGCTCGATGCCGGCGTACCGTATCAGACTATCACAGCAGGCCCCGCCGCTATCTCTGCGTGGAACGACACAAAGAACGTCGGATCAGCTTCTTACGCTGACGTGAAGCTGTTGACACAGGGGTATTCCGAAGCGGATGGAGACTACGTCGCCAACCGGAAGATCGTCCAGCAGACGAAGGAGTATTCCAGCCGTTCCCTGTACGATCTGTCCAAGTCGTTCGACGTAGCCACGTACGAAAAGCAGGTGTCCGGCGTCGGCAGCTTTTCGTCTCGGGTGACGCCGGAAGGCGCCATCTATGCGGCTGTGAACGGCAAGGATCACGCCCCCGTCCAGTATGCGGAATCCGAGCCGTACTCCCTGTACACCCTCGTCACCACGAAGGACGCCAACGGCAAACGCCTGTCCGACTACATGACGGACGAGGAGCGCGGCGTGTTCAACTACCTGTTCCGCCGCGAAGGCGTCAACAAGAGCATGGAGTACCTGGACGGGCTCTCGGGCATGCTGGAAGATCGCCGGTATGCGGACCGCACCGGCACCTTCGCCATGCGCCTTGCGACCGACGGCGTGAACGTGTCCGAAGGCGAGATCGCGGATTACTACTACGACGCGTACCTGTACCAGGAAGCGCAGGCCCTTGAAAACATCAAGGATGGTAAGAACGACGCTTGGCACCGGGACGCCTGGCAGCAGTACGCAAACTATTCGGACGAGGCGCTGGCAAGAATCGCGGAATCGGAGAACGCTCCAAAAGAGAGATCTTATTGGGAGATGGTCGCAGGAGCCCAAGGCATGCAGCCGGACATGAGCGCAACGATTGAAGGCGCTAAAAAGGTCAACGCTGCCCAATGGGTCCTCGACACCCGGAAGAAGCTTCGCACGGAGGCGAACATAGCCGCCTCTCTGTATGGGTATACCGATGAAGCGGGCAAGGCTGCAACGGAGGCACACGATTACGCAAGCGAGATCGTACCTGACAGCCCGGAGAACATGCCGGATCAGGGTTTCGCTGCCTGGTCGCCCGAGTACGGCAATCTGACCAACGACGAGGTCGCGGCAGAGTGGCAGCGCGAGACGGAAAAGCCTCTCGTGGATCAAATGACCGCCGAAATGCGCGATCGGTACAACTGGCTGTATGCGACCAAGGGGCCGGAGGCAGCGCAGGCATACTACCAGATGCTCCGCCCTGACCTCGACGCCGCGGCGGAAGGCAAGGTGAAAGCCGATCAAGCCGCCTTCGCGAAGGGCAGCGGGTGGAAGGAAGCGGGCGTTTCTCTACTCTCCATCCCCGCCAACATCTTTTCGGGGATCGCTGGCGTCAGCGCCACGGCGATGAACCTGATTACCGGCACGGACCCCACACGTACACAGGCGGCCTCTCTGAACGTCGGCGCAGGATGGAGAGAGGCTATCGCTGAGGACATGTCTTTCGTCGGCTCGCTCGCCTATCAGACGATCATGTCGATGGGTGACAGCGCCGCTATTGCCGCCTTGGCTGCCGTCGGTGTTCCTGCTGGACTGGGCACGGCTCTGCTTGCCTCGTCCGCGTATACGCCCACCCTGAACGCCGCACTGGATCGCGGGCTTGATCCGGCTTCGGCTTACAGCACCGCCCTTGTCGCCGGCCTTGCAGAATACGTCACGGAGAAGGTCAGCCTGGATGCCCTGCTTGAAGGCATTGAAGGTCTCGGGAAAAACACGGCCAAATCCTTTACCCGCCAGTGGTTCGAGAACACCGCAAAGCAGGCGTTTGTCGAAGGCAGTGAGGAGGTCAACTCCGACATCATCAACTTCCTGTGGGACAACCTCGTCAACGGAGACATGTCGGAGTTCAATCAGAACGTTGACCGTCTGATCGACGCCGGGTATTCGAAGGAGGAAGCTCGGCAAGTCGCATGGCGCAACCAGATCATGGAGACCGCGCTGTCCTTTGCCGGCGGCGCCGTCAGCGGTGGCGTAATGGCCGGCGGCGGCGGGCTTGTCAAGGCCGCCCTGCTGGACTACGCCGGTCTCGGCCCCGCTTCACAGGCGGGCACGTCTGCCCCCGCGTCCGCGCAGACGGGTGCGTCTGTGCACGTACACGCGGACGCGTACGCGAAGGGCCGGGCTGCCGTCGATCGGATCTTCGGACAGGACGCCGGGAACGCCGTGCAGTTCGCGCTGGACAACCGGGAATCGGAGGGTGACGCAAAGCGCATCGACGCCATCAGCGGCAAGCTCGCTGGTCTGGATAACACGTCGTACCTGTACGGGTACACGCACGACGCAGACGGAAACTTCACGCTGACAAGCGACGAGCAGACGGCGCTTGCCGCCACGCTCGCTTTGGCGTTCGACGATGCCGACGAGAACAACATCGACGCCGCCTTTACGCACCTCATGGCCTCCCTGCAGAGCGACCAGCAGCGGGCAGGCAACACGAATTACGAGTGGATCAAGACTGCCCAGGATACCCGCAACATCCGGGATCAGATCGCCAAGACCCAGGAGGCGATCTCCACCATCGAGACGGAACAGCAGAATAAACTGGACGACGCCAGGACCGCCTATCGGGCAGCGGCGGCAGAAGTCAGTGCGCTGACAAAGAAGATCAAGGCCGCAACGAGCATAAAACAGAAAAACACGCTTCTTACGGCGCTGAAAGCGGCCCAGGAGAAGAAGGCCAATCTGAAAGGCAGACTGACGACCATCGAGGTCACGGACGCGGCCACAGCAAAGTCGCGTGTTCAGGCCGCGAAGGAGGAGATCGCCCGGCAGCAGACGCTCCTGGATCGGCATTACGCGTCCGCCTCCGCTTTCCTGTCCGAGTACGCGCCGGCAGCGTTCAGCGGCGTCACCTCCGCCCGCTCCAACGCGGCTGCCCGGGCAAACGACGTTGGCGGTCAGATCGACGCGGTCATGGCGTCCGACATGAGCGACAGCGACAAGGATGCCGCCCTGGCGCCTCTCCGGGAGCAGCAATGGTCCGCCACCAGCAGCGTCCGCGCCATCGACGCCCGGTTGAGCAACGCGGACCCCGCGGCGCTCACCAACGCCATGAACGCGATCAAGACAAACGCCGTGCAGGATTTCGTCCGCTCTCAGAACGAGGCCGCACAGCAGGCCGCAGAATCGGCCCGTGGTTCCGAGACGAAAGAAGATACGGACGCCGGGAAAGACGGCGAAAACAAGGCCGCTGAGAGCGTTAAACAGGACAGCACGGCGCAGAGCAAAGCGGAGGAGAAAAAGACCGTCACCATCGGTCCGCGAGTGCAGCAGACTTTCAACCGGATCGCCAAGAAGTTCGGCTGCGAGATCGTGTGGGGCGACGACAGTACGGCCATCGGAAAATCTGGACAGACCTTGAAGGGCCGCAACGGCGCATACAATCCCGATGAACCCAACAAGATCTACCTGAACAGGACGATGGTGGCCAACAAAGGCATGTCGTCCACTCAGGTGGTCGCCCGGGAGTTCTTCACCCACGAGGTCACGCACTACGTCGCCAACACGAAAACCTTCCGCAGCATCATGGCGAAGGCGGCGATGTACTACAACGCCGAGTATAAGGACAGGGGCGGTGTGGACGCTCTTGTGAACGCCATGGTGGAGGATGAGCAGCGGCGCGGAAACAATGGCTTTGGCCGGTCGCAGGCGCTGGAAGAAATGACGGCGCACTTTGTCCAGGAGGTCCTTTTCGCGGACGAGAGCGGCACCCGCCGCGCCCTGGTGTGGCTGGCGCGTTCCGACAGCAACATGGTCAACAACTTCCTGAACACGGTGGAGTATCTTATCAAGCGCGGCAACGTCCGCAAGGCCAGCGACGGGAACACCGTCAAGACCATGCTGATCGACGCCGAGTTTGAGCTGATAAACGCCCTTCGGGAGCGCCAGTACCTTGACCGCAACGGAAAGACCAGCGCCTTCCAGGGCAGCAGCAACACGCAGGCGAAAGCTTCCGGCGATGTTGCCAACTCCAGGCAAGGCATGGATATTGAGGATTACGCAAAAGAGGCCACGGTAAGAATAGATGACGACACCGAGCTTGCTCGATTGATCGACAACCGCGGGAATGCTTCCGTTGGGTCCGTAATAGCGGATTACATAATGAACGTGTTCGGCGGACAGACGATCACCATGAGCGACGGCAGGGAAGTTATCGTTGATCGTCACGATGCGAAGAAGCTGTCACAATATCCGAAACCGAGAAAGACAGCAGAGATCTCAAATATGAGGAGGATCATCGACGCCGCTCGATATGACCATAGCGTTCATACTGATTCTCACAGGAAGTTCACGGACTTCTATTACTACGTCGGCAACGTGCTGTATAACGATGTGCTTTATGGTGTGGAGCTGAGTGTAGGAACTGCGAAAAACGATAAAACGTCCCACCTGTACGATATTCGAGACTGGAATAAAAACGGAACCGCCGGTTCGTCTGAAACGAACTCACCGATGCCCGGTCAAGCGACTGGCGTATCGAACACAAGCGGTTCCTTTGATGGTAGTATAACGGCGGTTCCCGGCTCTGTCAAGCCTTCTGATTCCGTTACGCCAACCGAGACCGTTTCCAACGTTCGGGACATCTACACCGGTAAAGGCAAAGGGCATAGCGGCGTAATGAACTCCCGTGGCATGACTACGGACGAGTACATGGCGATGGACTTCTCGAAGAATAAGCTGCTGCAGAAGAACGGGAAGCCGTACAAGGCGCTGTACTCCGGTTCCCCGTATACCGGCTTTACGATCTTCGATACCGGATACGCAGACGATGGCCTGTCCAACTTCGCAACGAGCAGCAAGCGCATCGCACAGTCGTATACTTTGGAAGGTGAGATGGCTCCTGAGTACGATCCGCGCAATGCGGACAGGGAGCGGGAACAGATGGGTACCAATGGTGAGTATCTTTCCGTAAACGAATCCGGGCGATACGACAGGACAGCTAACGCTACCATGTACCGCCTTCTCAACCGGATGGCGGATTGGGTGTTCAGCAAGGACAACGACGAAATGCAGGAGCTTGACTTCGCCGCACAGAGCATCGAGGACGATGAACTGCGGCAGGAGGCAATGCAAGGCGTAGAGGCCGGTGCGCTTATCAACTACGCCGTGTCTCGCTTGGCAAGCCGCCATTCCGCAAGCGACTTTGCGGAGGTTCAAAAGGCGTACCAGATCATCGCGGAGGCAAACGAACACCTCATGCCTGCCGCCAAAGATGAGCTTGAACTGGTGCGGAAGGCATATACCGCGGACGATTTTCGCGTTGACAGCGAAAAGCCCATGCAGGATACGCCGATTCTGGCTGTGTCCAGCTACCTGCGCACGTTGCAAACGGGCATCGAGGACGCACTGCTGAACAGTGGCATTTATGATGTGATGCAGCAGGCGGACCTGGGCGTTGATCCCGGCGAAAAGATGTATGTTGGTTTTGATTCCCTATACAAGGGCAAGGCCCGGCTGTTCTCCGAGCAGGAGACATGGGACCGTCTGCCGACGTATGAAGGAGAGCCAGGCTATTACAAGCTGAAAGTCTATGCTGAAAATCCTTTGGATGTGGACGTTCAGGACCAGAATTGGGATAATATGGACGTTGCCTCGTTCCCGTCCGATGTGCGCGAAAAGCTGGCTGATCTGTACGGCTATAAACTGTCGTACAAGACCCGCGAAGTATCTCGCGCCGCGTATGAAACCGGTTACGACGCAGTTGTATTCCGTGGCCTCCACGATACGAACGACATGGATCTGGACGAGGCGAGCGACGTAATCATCACGTACAAGCCCTATCAGTCGAAGTCGATCTACAACATGAGCCCGACGACGAACCCGGATATCATGTTCAGCACGGGCATGAGCATCGACGACTACATCAGCCGGTACGGGCAAAAGGAGCAGAACGCCTTCGGGCAGCGGAACAACATCCGCACCCCGAACAACGTGGACAACGACGCCGGGCGCATGTTCCGTGTGTCCGATACTGCGCAGACCCTAAAGGAGGTCGCACACATCCGGCAGTCTGCCCGGGACGTGATCGACGAGGGCATCCTGCAGCAGGCGGACGGGCTCGTGGAGATGCACGGGTTCGCGTACGAGCCGGTCACCCTTGACCGCATGCGGGAGCTGGGGCAGCGGTACATCGCGGAACACGGCGGCCTCACGAACTCCATGCGTGTCCTTACAGACAACATGCCCGAAGCCAAGGCCAGCCAGTTGGTTGAGTACATGTCCGCCGCCAATCAGGTGTTCACCGAGATCGGCGCAGAGGGCAAGTTCGACCCGAAGGAGTATTACGAATTCGTGGCATCGTACGTCGAAATGCGCTCCACCTGGGGCCGCGTCGGACGTGTGATGCAGCTGGTCAACGATTCGCCCCTGGGCCGCGTCACCTACTGGCAGCGCGTTGTGCAGCGGATCAACGAGACGAACGACCAGGCTGTGAGGCGTGGGCTCAATCCGCTGTTCTACCGCGACGGCGCCCCGGTGATCGCCGTGCCGCAATCGTTCTTCGACGCGCTCGCACAGGCAAGCACACAGGAGGAGATCGACGCGGCGGAGTACGCGATTACGGAGTACATCGGGCAGAATTCCCCGCTTACCGTGTCGAACGCCCTGCGCAACTGGCGGTACTTCGCTATGCTGGCGAACCCCGTGACGCACATGCGGAACGTGCTCGGCAACGCGACTATGTTGGGCGGCAGGATCATGAAGGACACCATCGCCGCCGGCATGGAAAACCTGGCCGTGCGTCGCGGACGCATGAGCGCGGACGAACGGACCCATGCGGTCACGCTCGGACAGGACGCGGCCACCCGCGATTTTGTCCGGCAGCTATGGGAGGACAACGCCGACGCCGTTCAGAGCGGTGGCCGCGACGGGTTCAAGCAAGACCTACAGGAAGCCACGCCGAAGTCACCGATCCGCGTGATCGACCGGATGATGCGCTGGAACGGGGAAATGCTCGAACGCGAGGACAGGATCTTCCTCGGCGCTACGTTCAGAGCCGCGGCCGCGCAGTACATCCAGGCGCAAGGGCTCGATGTGAACAACCTGACGCGGGAGCAGCGCGGCGCCATCGTCAACTATGCGACGCAACAGGCGCAGGAGGCCACGTACCGAGACGCTTCCAGGCTGGCGGACGCGATCAACCGGTTCGCCAAAAGCGGCTGGGCGGCGCAGCTGTTCTTCGATGCGGTTATCCCGTTCAAGAAGACCCCGATCAACATTTTCAAAAGAGGGCTTGAATATTCCCCGGCTGGAATCGCTCGGGGCCTGGTGGACATTGCGCGGAACGCGACCGCTCGTAGCAGAGGCGAGCAGCCGGTGGTCAGTGCGTCCGTCGTGGTGGACGAGCTGGCAAAGGGGCTGACGGGCTCCATGCTGGCGTTGCTGGGCTTCTTCCTATCCAAGGCCGGCATCCTCAAAGTGAAGGCGGGAGACGACGACAAGGACAGCGCCTTTGAACGCGACATCGGGCGTCAGGACTATTCGTTGGAGATCGGCGACGTGTCCGTCAAGATCGAATCCCTGGCCCCGCTGACGTTCCCCCTGTTCATGGGTGCGCAGCTGCAGCGGCTCACGAGCGACGACAAGGACGGGCTTTCTGTGTCTGACCTCACCGATTCCCTGGCTACGCTGGCGGACCCACTCATGGATATGTCGTTCATGAGCAGCCTGAACAGTGTCCTGGAAACGTACAACGAGAACAAGCTGGGCGGCGTGGCCGTCAACGCCACGCAGGCGTATCTCGGCCAGTATCTCCCGACCATCGGCAGCAAGGTCAACCAGACAGTCAACAAGCAGCGCCGCACGTCCAAGGCGTCGCAGGCGTCGCCCGTCGGTACGTCCTGGGATTACTGGCTCCGGTCCATGGCGTCGAAGATCCCGGGCGTGAACCAGGCGGCCCTCGAACCGTACGTGAAAACGACCGGCCAGTACGACGAGAAGGACAGCTTCGGCGACTACGTTCTTTCCGTGCTGAACAACTTCGTTTCGCCTGTGAACATCCAGGCCATAGACGCGACGCCGGTGAACGCGGAGATCTCCCGGCTGGTCAGCGTCACCGGCTCTACCGAGTTCGTGCCGCAGAACCCGAAGAAGTATCTGAACATCGGCAACGAGCGGTACAACATGACCGCGAAGGAGTACACTCAATACTCCAAGGACCACAACGAAACCGTGTATGCGGTGCTCTCCCAGGTCATACAGTCCGACGCATACGCACGGGCCACGGACGAGCAGCGGGTACAGATGCTTGGCAAGGCATACGACCGGGCACACAAGACCATGATGGACAAGTACAAATCTGTGTTTGCCCAAAAATAAAAAATGGGAGGTCAGCTTCGGCTGGCCTCCTTTTTTTCGTCCTCGAATAGTCCCATTCCGGCGGCGTGGTAGATCACTGTGTTGACGATGGTGCCCGCCCGGTTGTATAGCGCCCGGACTGACAGGTTGCAATCCCCGGCGATCTTCAATGCTGTCTCCCTGTTCTCGTCGCGCTTGTGCTTCTGCCCGTTCATCCCGAACATGTGCGTACAGATGTACACGTACCCGTATGCGTCATGTCCGTCCATGAGCGCCAGGTCGATGATGGAGGCGTCTATGGCCTCTATCCACCGGCGCTTGCTTCTTAGGTCCTTCGGCGGCTCCGCCAGGGCTATGCCTGACCGGGCGGTAGGGTCCGAGATTTCGGACCCCCGTATGCCGGTCTCGTTATGCGTCGCGCCGAATACAGATTGCTCATACTGCCGAACATCCCGGGCGTACTGCGCATATCTGTACAGGTGTTTTCGCGCTATTCGCTCACGGTCTCGCTGTGTCATTGCTCAGCTCCAAAAATATCGACCATGACGGTGACGAACTTTTCCCTTGTCTCCCGAATGAGCCCGTTTATAGCTTCCGATAGGTCTGCACTGGACATCCCTTTTTCTGTCCACCAGGCAAACAGTTCGCGGTCAACACGCACCCGGGGATTCCCGTCCTTTTCCCGCTTCCGCCTGGGGAACTGCTCGGGGTAGAACATGCGCAGCTCCGCCTTCGTGTACAGATCGGATGGGGCGCAGCCCATGTACTTGGCGCAGCGTTCCAGCTGCTCGTAGGTGGGGAAGTGGGCCAGGCCCTGTGTGATGTAGCAGATCAGGGCAGTCGATTCCCCGGATAGGCCGGCCAGCTCCCGGATGGACACGCCGCGCAGTTGCATCACACGCCTGATCGGCGTCATGTCTTTACTGCTCTCCATGCGGTTCCTCCAAATTCACCCCGGCAAGAAACATGAGTAACTTTGCGTTGCAGCTCGGGCATAGGTTTAACGACAGCATCCGGGCATAACCGTGATTATTGATCTTTTCGTCGGAAACACGGAATCGTTCATCTTCTTCCGTCATTTCCGTTTTACATCTGTCACAGACGATCTTTTTCATTTCGACCCCTCCTTGTCGATTTTTCTCACGATCAGGTTCAGGATTATCCAAATGGCTTTCGCCATAATGATGATCGCGGCCTTGTCGGTCTGATACGCTTCAATTACAACGGGCTTTTTCCTATACCTCATGTTTCGCTCCTTCCGTCCTGCGGCACACCGTTAATCAAGATGCGGCCTTTACATCCAATTTTCGACCAGATGTAGTTGGCACAATTCATGTTTCCACAGCAATAGTAGAACGAATTAAGTTTATCCATTCCTGGCTGTTGCTTGTCGCTGTCGTATTCTTTCGCAATAAAGACAAGCGCATCTGTTACCTTCTTCTTCCGAATCAATCCAAACATGTTTCGCTCCTTTCTGCCAAGACGATGGTGGACTGTAATTCAAGCCAATGCTGAAACCGCCCATCACTCACATGGTACTGCTCAATATCTCGCAACAGCGCATCCGCATCCACCAGCCGCCCATGCCCTTCGGGGAGGGAGCAGATGATGGGGCACCAATCTGGTCGAAAAGCAAGATCGCCCTCTCTACGGTCTCGATCTATGCTGCATCGAATTTTCCCCATACACGACATCATAAAAGGACATCCGAAGCAGCTTATCGGCATCTCCATACGCACTACTACGCTCATCAATCTTTTCTCCTCGTAAACTCATAAACGCCAATGCCGCCAAAGCTACCATGCCAAATAAGCATGACAACGCTCCAAAGTTTAATTGACCAGTGCATTTCCATGTCAATGGACACAGCCAAAAGGCACAAACAGAATCCGAAACAGATAATGCTGATAACCAAAAGAATCTTTTCGTATATACTCATTCCTGTTCCTCCATCGGCGGCGCGATCTGCGCATAGATATCGCAATACGTATCGTCGAACGAATCATCGATCGGTCTCATGTTATCACAACCCTTTCTTTGCCGCGTAATACCCTATCAAAAAGCCGATGCCTATCAAAGCTATGTTAAGCAGCATGAGTATTGTCATTTTGTTTCGCCCCTTTCTGCCTCTGCCGGGACGATTACTTTCACTGACCGCATATCTTCTTCGCCTAATCGCTCAGCTATAGTCGTGTTACAATTGACAAACCCGCCACTGCTCAGATGTATCACACCAAGGAAGTTTGCATCCGCATCCACCAGCCGCCCATGCCCATCCGGGAGTTGGCAAAGGATGGGGCACCAAGGAGGCCGTTGAAAACATTCTTCAAGCGTCCACATCTTTTTCTCGTCCTGACCGTCAAACATCGGAATTGGGCAGTTCCCTACCATGTTCCTTAGTTTGCAATCATGACATCCAGACGGCATCTCCATCCGCACTACGCACTCGCTCATATAGCCTCCTTATCATGGCGGTCAATGCCGCCCCCCCCCGGCAAATAAAGCTCCCGGAAGCACTTTCGGCAGAAAATCACACTTGCCGTTCTGCCGATCACAGCCACATAATCATCTGTGTCGATCTCGTATGCCGTGAATTCCCGGTGACAGTTTGTGCAGGAAACATGGTCGCTTTCATAGCCGAGGATCCTTTTTATCTTCCGGCGGCGCTCTCTACGCTCCGGCGACATGACCTGCCGCACTTTCGACATGCGCTTTCCCTCCTCTCTTGTCCAGCCAGGTGACCCCGACGGCGAACGCCTGCCAGGCGTCGGCTGCGAAGCCGTAGAAAAAATCCGGCGCTTTCTTCGTGCCCTTCCCGTTGGGCGTCCTGGCGAAGCGGTCTATAAGCGCCTGCCGGATGTTCGCGTCCTTCGCCTGGGCGCTGCCGCACAGGTTGATCTTCTCCTCGCCGCGGTAAACGATGTGTGTTGGGATGCCGCGGACTGCCGCCATCTGCTGGAAGCGCCCGATCCAGACGCAGGTATCGAACACCGTCTTGCCGGCGGGCATGCCCTTGCCGTAGTGAGAGACCATTTCCAGCACCAGCGTATCAAACTGCATGCTGGCAACATCGAAGAGCAGATCGTCGTTCGGCAGCTTCCCGTGCTGCAGCGGCCTGCAGTTATCGCAGATCAGGGCATACCCGCTTTGTTCGTTCCCCGGGTCAATCGCAAGGACCAGCATTTTTCTTGCCCCTGTCCCATCCGATTCGGATGTCGCTGCAATCCGGCAGCGAGACCTCCACATAGACACGCCCTGTCTGGTAACCGCTGATGCTGATATACTTTGCGTCCGGGTATTTCTTGTCCAGCATCTCCATGACAGGTGAGAGCGCCTTTCTGATCTCGATAATAAATTCCTGTTCCAGCATTTTCTGATTCCTCCTCTTTCAGTCTTTCAGTAGTCCCATTTCCGACGCTCTCAACAGCCGCGCGAACTCCGGGAGCACTCCGCCGATCACACGTGCCTCGGTGGCTTCCTTGTCGTGGCTGCGCCATGCAGCCATGAACTGGCCGCGCACCACGTCCGGGTTCTCGCTTTCGACAACGGACTTGTAGCCCATGTCTTTCAGGATCTTCCATACATCGGGGTCACAATGCCGCTCTGCCTCGTACTGGCGAAGTTTCGGCTGCGGCTTGACGGCGCGATATACCCGGCACTCAACCGTAACGTCGCTATACTCCGGCGGCTTCTCCACAGTGCCTTCTTTCAAGACCACCCTTGTGCCGTACTTGCGGATGGCCTCGGACGCCTGCCCCCATGCCTCCTCTGCAGTCATGCGCCGCGGCCCGTTCAAGCGGGTGGCGTAGTCCCGGATCTCCGCAATAGACGGGGGGAACGGGGATGCGGAAACGCTGGCCTTGATGGCGGCTTTCGCGTGGTCGAACGGAATATCCGCCAGCATCTCCGTCCAGGCGTCCACCATGTCCTTTGTGGCGTTCTTGAACGCCTCGTCCCTCGGATAAAGGGCCTTGATTACTGCGAAAAGCTGTATCGTCTCAGAGCGTTTCACTTTCTTCCTCCTTCTTCGCTTGCTCATAGAGTGCCCGCAGGTTGTCGAGACCGTCACTTGACGGCGTGGTGGCGTTCAGGTAGCCCTCAAATTTGGTAGGATTAAACAGGGTTTCTGGCCTCATGTACTTCTGCCATTCCGTTCCGCGCCAGGCTTTCCACTGTTTGCAGATCACCTGTTTGCAGTCCTCCACCGTAAAGCCGTCATTTATCCTGGCTCGTATATGCTTTCTACTGGTCTCGCTATGCTTATACTGCGTACCAGCTACCTTGTTCAAAAAGTCTATGACTGTATTACAGTCCTCGGTAAGGGGATCAATACCCTCACTATTGGGGGGTATATATATATCTTTCTCTTTTGGAGGGGGTGCAGGGGGAGGGCTTTCTCTTTGCCCTTGATTGGGGTTGATATCAAGAACGCTTTGCTTGATATCAACGTCGATCAACTTTTTTGCCCTGGCCTTCTTGGCGCCTTCCACCTTGTTCTCGTAAGATTGTCGTTGCTTGTCTACAGCTACTTTCACCGCACCCCATGTATACAGCTCATTCCCACTGAGCTCTGGCTCTGCCCCTGACCGTGCATATTCCAGCATAGCCGTGAGCAAACGCCCCCGCTCCGCGTCTTTGAGCGCCTTGATGGTCTCGGTGAATTCCGCGATAGAGAGCTTGATCTCGTTCATAAATGGCTCCTTCTCAATTATGCTTCTTTCATGGAGAGGCGGAAGGGGGGATAGGCCGCCTCTCCATGCATGACCAACGTCCGACGAAAGGAGAGAAGGCGGACGTTAATCGTCAAGCGGTGGTTCGTCGCCGAAGGGAAGATCGTCGGAGCTGATGTCGTCGAAATTCTTGGGGTTGGAGATCATATCTTTGTACGTCTGTCCCTGTTTAACGTATTTCTGCACCCATTCGGGCAGCGTTTCAAGCGTGCCCAGGGCATCGGGTTCGTCCAGGTCAAAGGCGAAAACAGGCGATTCTGCGGGCGGCACGACAATGCCTTTCATGCAGCGAGAGATGGAGCCGATTTTACTGTACTTGTTGCCGCTGGTCTTGCTCGTTTTCTCCACAACGGAAAGGATGCAAGTCGTGTTGAGGATCTTCCGAATATCAAAGGCATCCAGTTCCTCGTCGGTGAACTGCTTGCCGCGCCAGGATTCCAGGGCCTTGCGCAGATTCGCTTTGTCTGTTAGCGAAAGCGTGTATATTTCCTTCATTATGCGGGGCTTGTCCTCCCCGTTGACGTTGATGCGCTCGGACGGGATCTCGAACAGGATCATGACCTCGCGCTGCAGCTTCCCCGAGAGATCGTTCATTTGATCGCCAATGTCGATCACCTGAACGCAGCGGGCGGGGTAGGAACCGGCTTCAAGGGGCGGGGTAGAGGATTTAGGCTTTGCGCTGGCGATAAGCATTGTAGGTTCTCCTTTGATTTACTTGATCTGCAGGTTCTTGTTCTCCCGGATAAAGGCGCCTTCCAGGGCAGCGCCTCCGGTGATCTCCTTCTTGATGGCGGTCTTGTCGAACTTCCGTTCTGTGACGATCTTCACCAGGTCCAGGCGCCCGGCGGCTTCCAGGGAGCCGTACAGGGCCTCCTCGTCCGTGATATCCAGGGCCTTGCTCTTGGTGAAGGACACCCGGGTTCGGCTGTTCTCGAACTTCTCTTGCCCGATGGCCTGCATGTTGGCGGAGACGTAGGCTTTCAGGCGGTCACATACGTTCCGCTTGTACTTGGCCCGATCCTGCAGGCGCTTGGCTTCCGCCTCGATGGCGTCCGCCTCTGCGGACAGGCTCTTGAACAGACAGGCGATGTTGTCCACCTTGGCGTCGAACTCCTGCTGGATGGCGTCCAGGGTGTCCGTGATGGCCTGCGGGTCCTCGATCTCGCCACTTTCCACCAGGACCATAAAGCCCGTGTAGCGGTCACTGATCTCGTACAGTGTCGTCTTCATGCTGTTCCTCCTCTACGTGTTCGTGGTTATTTGCTTCATACTCGCCGGATTTCATCGCCTCGTGGAATTCATAGATCGCATATGGGATTCTGCCCACGAAAGCACCAGCTTTTTTTGCCCCGAAAAGGCGTTCAATTTGGTTGGAAAGGTGTCCGACGATGTTCAAGCAGTCGTTCAGGACGGTATCTGCATCCCCTTCGACCTCGATTTTAGCGCCAAAGCCATTTCCGACCTTGATTTCAACCATACAGATTTTCCTCCTTCGTGATGGTATATCGCACGGCGTACTTCTTGACGCCGGATGCGTCCGTGATCTCCTCGCGCCGCTTGGCGACGGTGTACCCCAGCGCCTTGATGTCGCAGATGCGGCGGGTGGGGGAGAGAATGCCGAGCCGATAAACGGCGTCGTAATTGGTGATGCTGCCGTGCCGGCTGGCAAAGTCGATCATCTTGCGTACCTGCGTCTGCCGGTCAGAAGTCGTCGCCATGGCCGGTCTCCTTCATGTGCTGGATGTGGTTCTTTTGCTCCGAGACCTTAAACTGCAGATCGCTGATGGTCCGCTCGTTTTTGGCGAGCGTGGCCTGCTGGCGCACGTATGCGTCCGTGACCAGTTCGAGCACGTCAGGCAAGAGCTCCCGGGGGATGGTGACAAATACGCTGTCTGCCGGTTTCATTTCTTGCCTCCGATCTTGCCGCCGACGTGGCCTCCGCAATCCTTCACCTTCTTGTTGCGCAGAAGGATCTGCTGTACTTCGATCGTGGCCGCCTGTGCTACCTTGATCCCGTGCTCGGTCTCATAAGCCAGACGCCAGGCGTCACGCTCTTTGGCGATCTGCTGGTATTCGCTCTCGCGCCGGAAGTCGTAGCTGTCGATCGCTTTCTTGCGCATGCGCTCCCGGATCAGGATTGCTCCCTCGACGAGGGCGACGCCGACGAAAAACACGACGGCCAGCCACAAGAAAAAGGACATATCAGTCATTTGCGTTTTCCTCCTTTTCGCCTATGAATTTCAAGAATGGTTTGCGGGGGATCAGCGTCCGCCGTCCGATCACGGAGACCGGGAAGCCCAGCGACCCCGGCCACGCCTGTGCCTGATCGCGGATGCTCTGCGGGTTGACGCCCAGCACCTCCGCTATGTCGTCCGGCAGCAGGACCGCCTTATCCGTGCGCTGCATTTCCTGGATCGTCATGGGTTGCCTCAATTCTTTGCATCGGCAATGAAGCGCTTCAGGTCGTCAACATCGATCCGATACGAGCGCTTGCCCAGCCGGTAGGCTTTGAGCTGCCCCCGGCGAATCCACGCCCACACGGTCGTAACAGCCACGCCGCAGGCCTGGGCGACTTCTTCGCATTTCAGCCACTTCTTTTCCACTTAATGACTCCTATCTTTACTTAACATAATTGACTTATTCGGGGCTTTGTGTTAATATTGTTTTGCGAGAACAAATCACAAAAGCCCCACGGCCGGGGGTCTGTTTTTGTTTACCCCTTCGACTTAATTATACTTAACAATGTTAAGTTTGTCAACGGGGAAAATTAACTTTGTTAGGAGAAATTAAGAAATGTTTGATTACAAGAAATTTCAGATGTGTTGTCTCGAATATGGCATATCAGAGGCAGAAGTCGCGAGGAAAATTGGGGTATCAAGAGCTGCTATAACTGGATGGAAAAAAGGCTCACAGCCTTCTGCTGCGAGCATTAAAAAGTTGGCACAATATTTCGATGCAAGCGTTGACTACTTTATGCAAGATAGCGATGGAACAATCGTCGATTCTCCTAACATCGACGAAATGCGCGAGGAGCTGCGGTCAAACCCGGACCTGCGTATGCTTCTGTCCGCTTCCAGGAAACTGGATGCCGAGGACATCCGGCAGCTGGTCGCTCTTGCGGAGCGGATGAACCGGGAGTGATTCTGTCCGTACTTTTGGACACTTAGTATGCTACGATGGTCTCCCAAGGAAAGGAGGGAGCACCATGAGCAGCGAATACTTGCCGCGGGAGGATTGCAGGATTACGGTCTGCAAGCTCCCGCCCCACGTGAAGGGGCTCTGTACGGTGAAAGGCACCGAGGAGATCATCTTAATCAACGAGGATTTGAGCAAGGAGGCGAAGATAGCAGCCTTCACACATGAGCTCCGGCACCTTCGCCGTGGGGATCTTTACAGCGACCGTCCGGTAGAGGAGATCGAGAAGTGAATGACAAAGTGTTGTACACAGCACTATATGAACTGTTAAACATCGAGAATTAAGGAGAGGCAATAACATGAGCGATTGGAGAACGGTTGATTACTATATGGAGGCGTACGGTCAAAAAAACAAACAGTCAGAGCAGCCCCAGCAGACACAGCCGATACAGAAGCGTTGCCCGAAGTGCAAAGCGGAGGTAGATGAAGCTGACCGTTATTGCCGGTCATGCGGTGAACCGCTCACCAACGTTAAGAGCGGGATACTGCTTGACCTTGAAAGGGCAAAACGTGACAAGGAGGAACGGTCTTTACTCATGGTGGCTGCTGCTTTCGCGGTCGGAGGGATACTGGCCGGCAGCGCGGCAGATACTCTTTTGATTGCGCTTTTGAACACATTGCTGTACGGGGGAGGAGTGCTGCTTGTTGGCGGTGCTCTGTGGCTCATTCTGTACGTGACGCATCAGTTTTTCACTGATGGGAGAGAAGGAAGCGTCGGCTTAAAAGCTGTTTTCTGCATCGTTGTCGCTGTTGCGGCTGCGGTTATATCGTTCTTATGGTGAGGGAGGCAATACCGGTGCCGACAGCCTGTAGGAAATGCGGGAAAGACCTGCCGGAAGGCGCGGCCTTCTGCCCATGGTGCGGATCGGATCAGCGAGCACACCCGAAGAAGCGGGGCAATGGACAGGGCACGATCGTCAAAGAGGCGAACGGCACATATACAGCCGTCGCCACGTCATACGCAAATTGCAGGCGGGAGACCAGGAAAAAGCGCGGCTTCGTTCGGAAGCGGGACGCTGCAGAGTGGCTGGTTAAAGTAAATTTCGCCCTCCCGTCGCACCCGGCGGTCACGTTCAAGGAGCTATACGAGGAGTGGAGCCCCCTGTATTTTGCACAGGTTTCCGAGAAGCGAGCGGCCATCATGCGCGGGGTGTACGCCCGGTGCGCGAAGCTGTACTCCATGCGCTGGGTAGACATCGGTGTACGGCACATGCAGGAGCTTATTAATGCGCAGCCAGAGACGTACTACCCAAGGCGTGACATGAAGGTCCTGTTTTCGCTGATGGGACAGTATGCCATCGTGTCCGGGTACGCCGACAGGGACTTCTCGGGCGCCTTGAAGCTGCCGCCGAAGACGCCGCCGCACAAGGAGCCGTTTACCCCCGAGGAAGTAGACCTCCTGTGGAGGGACTACGAGGCCACCGGAGATTCGTACACCGGTGCCGCGCTCGTCATGATCTACACGGGCATGCGGGTGGGCGAGCTCACGCAGGCGACGCCTGACATGGTGCACCTGGACGAGGGGTATATGCTGGGAGGCAGAAAGACGGAGGCCGGAAAGACCGGCGAGATCATGCTGGTGCCGGCGATCCGTCCCCTGGTGCAGCGGCTGATCGTGGACGGGGAGCTGCCACACGTTTCTGACACACGCTTCCGGGAGTGCTTCTGCCGGGCGCTGGCACGGGCAGGTACACGCCCGCACACGATCCACGAATGCCGGCACACGACGGCCACGGCGTTGGCCCTTGCAGGCGTTCAGCCGGCTATCATTTCCGCCATCATGCGGCACACGTCCTACGCCCAAACGATGGACTATACGCACGTTGGTCGGGAGGAGAAACTGAAAGCTATTACATCCACGTTACACCCAGTTTGATAAAAAGGCATGAAAAAAGCCCCAAGTTTGGGGCTTTTTTGCATTTTATCTGGTACCCGGTAGGGGTAAATAACCATCACAGTATAGCGTAATATTTCCCTATTTATCTACAAAAAAGTATTGCGGAATATTGGAAAATCTCCTCTTATTACACCCACGGTTACACCCAAGAAACTCACGCGATCTTGGGCGGGAAAGCCTGCTCGAACTCGTTGAGAATGCCGAGCAGCCGCCGGTCAAGATACCCTTTCGCCTGTTCGCGCATGGACTCGGGCACGCCGTAGTACGCCTCCGCGATGGCGCCGGTGCATGCGGCCAGGGTGTCGCTGTCTCCGCCTATGCTGATGGCGTTGCGGATGGCGTCCTCGAAGTCGTTGGATTCCAGGAAGGCGACGATGGCTGGCGGCAGCGTCCCCATGCAGGTCACGTCGAACTGATAGAAGGGCCGGATGGCGTCGAGAGTAAAGTCGAGGTTGTAATACGCCTGCATCTTCGCCTTGATCTCGTCCTTCGTGCTGCCGTGCAGCGCCATGAACGTGGCGACGGCGATAGCCTCCGCGCCCTTGATCCCTTCCGGGTGGTCGTGGGTGATCTCGGTGACTGCCTTGCTCATACGGACGCACTCGTCGAGCGTCTGTGCCGCCCACGCGACTGCGCTCACGCGCATGGCCGAGCCGTTGCCCAGGCTGTTGTATGGCACAGGATCATCGGAGTACAGCCAGTCCTCGAAGTGACCGCCCCAGCCGGCGGCGGGGTACGGCCTGCCGATCTCCTGCATCTGGTGGACGCATTCGTCCCCGAGCGCATCTTCTCCGCGGTCATTCGCCAGGATCGCCTTGGCGATAGCCATCGTCATGATCGTATCGTCTGTAAAGCTGCATTTCGGATGGAAGAAGCGGAACTCTTTGCGCTTTATGTTGTGCCACTCAAAGCGGGACCCAACGATGTCGCCGATTACGGCACCGAGCATACAGCATCACTCCCCTTTCTCTCAAAGTATAGCATACCTGCCATCGTCAGCGCAAGGCGGTGAACCCTTGCGGACGCCCGTGTAGGGCGTTTCGGCTTATGCCCAGGGGTCGTCGTCGTACTCGTCGCGGCGCATGCCGGACAGGAGCAGGTGCGTCCCGTGTGTGAGCACGGGAGTCCCGTCCTCGTCGTAGGCGTATATGCGTCCGTATATGTCCATGCAGAAGTCCACGCCGTCACAAAGGTTGCCGTCCGCGTCGATCACGATGTCGTCGTCCAGGGGGAGCATGGTGTCGTATGGCTCGAAGGGGATGATGCTTTGGTGGCGGTGGATGATGCTCTCCCATGTGCGTGCCCGGTCCACGTACATATCCCGCGGCGGCTGGTACGACGTGTTGGAGTATAGGCAGCGGTCGTCCTCGTCCTGGATGAACTGGCCGGCCAACTGAACTGTGCCGCTCCCGTACATGAACGCAAACTTGCTGCCGGTCTCTATGCCGATCTGCCGGAGGATCAGGTTGCTGAACGGCGGCTTTATGTGCGATAGCCTGCGGACAATGTACTCTTGGGTATCTGAGTACCCTTTCAGCGGCCGGACGCAATGGATGATGCCGTTATGGGCGACAGCGAACGGGGCGTCAAGGGCCAGCTGTTTCAGCGCCTTGCGGTCGCGGGTGATCGGGAACGGGTGGGTGTTGCCCGGCGTGTTCCCGCCGTGGGTGCCGATGCGATAGTGGAACACTATCGGCAGCGCGGTGAAGTCGTAGGTTTCGGCCAGCTCCGCCAGGCGCTTTTCCATGGCGTCGAAGGTCATGAAGCCCTTCTCGATATGCACGTGCCCGTCGGTCGGGAACATAAAGCCGGCGCCGTCATGGTTGCGGCGGAACATCTGAGCGCGGCGTTCCGTGCTGGGGATCGGGGTGTTCTTGGGTGAGTAAGCGATGATACACATAGTTATGCCTCCTGTCCAAATATTCTTTCAAGCTCGGTGTTCTTCTGGATTGCTTTTTCTGCCTGCTCGTGAGCATGGCGAGAGTTGAACCGGTATTCTTCTGGATCGCCTCGGTGCTCCATTTCGTGTGCAAGGCGCAGCGCCTCGAACGCAAGATCACGATACGCCGACGCGACGGTGTGATTCGTCACCTGGTAGCTCTTGACGATCGGGCAGCTCTCGCCGACGCGGCGAAGCTCAACCGTGCAGGCTGACCAGTTTACGGTGATCTTGAATCCAACTGTGGTCTTATCTTGCATGCTGTCCTCCTGTGTGTGATATTTGCCCTGCTCATGGTAGCACCTGAGAGCCGGGAAGAGGTCGCTTTCCAGGCGACCTTTGCCTGCCATCATCAGCACGGGGAGGCAATCCCCCGTGGACGCCCTTGTGGGCGTTTCGGCTCATGCGATGCGAATGACGATGCTCGCACCGTACAGCGGGTTGAAGTCTGGGTACATATCCACGATGGGCTTGTCCCCGTATACCTGCACGATCGCCTCCGGCTTGCAGGCAAGTGCCAGGAACTCGTCCAGGCTGTTGGATTCGACGGATACCGTACCGTGATCCCGGCAGAGGATCGGCGCCAGGTCTTTGACTTTCATGTTTCTTTCACCTCCTTACACATAGTCACATGATGTCAGCATGTACCAGCCTTTCGGGTGTTTTCGGGTGCTCAACGGCATGACGTTGCGGCGGATGTGCTTGATGTCGTCATCCGTCAGGTCCGTGAGCTCGCCTTCGTCGTCCGGCAGGCCGACGATCAGCAGGGACCCGACAAGCATCACGTCCCCGTAGTCGTTGATGGCCGAAATCTTCGGGTCCTCGATCAAGGCGCCTTCCTCATCACAGATGATGCTGTATTTCCGGTAGCGCCTTTCGTACGGACCGGTTTGCATGCCTGGGTTCTGGGCATAGCCTATGCGCCTGGTGACGATCTCGATAGAGCTGCAATGCAGAAGCTGGTAAAAGCTGGTCAAGCTGTCCTCGACGGTGCGCGGCTCCGCCGTATCCGTCTCGGGGTCGATGTAAAAAGCCTTAATCTGTTTGCTCATGCTCTCACCTCCCTATATTGCGAGCACGCCGCCGAAGTCCTGCTGGTGCTTGCCCAGCTCGTGGACCATCTCCGCGGCGTCGATCTGCCCGGACAACTTGCAGAGCACGTCGAACTTCTTCGAAGTTTGCGGCTCTCCGACGGTGATCCAGTCGCCCAGGCCGCTGGATGTCCAGGCGAGGCCGGATGGGTGCCAGCGGGTCAGGTGTACCGTGGGGATGTGGCGCCCGGTGGCAACGGTCCAGGAGCAGCCGTATTCGTTCGTCTTTTTGCGGCGCTCCTCGGTGTACAGCAGGACGATCTCCAGCTGATCGCCGCCGTCAAGCTCTACGATCCGGTGTAGGGTCTTGTCCCCGAAAGTGACGTACTTCCGTACGTCGAAGGTGAAGCCGTTCTGAGCCTTCGCGTTCCAGCGGGCAGCCTGTTCTCTCGTAATGCTCGGCATTGTGTATGTCCTTTCTCCCCGTCGTGCCGGTAGGTCAGCGGTTGGTGTTATTCCCGATTCGCGGCGTTGATCTTGTCCATGTCCGGGTAATTGACGGGAACATCTACGATGTTCGCAGGAACGTACTGGCAATCCTGGCCGACGGCATTGAACAGGCATTTGAGCTGGCCTTCGGTCGCTCGCATGAGCTGCCAATCCTCGCCGATTTTTACGTTCCAGATTTTTCTTTTTGCCATACAATTTGCCCTTTCTCGCCTGCCTTCGTCAGCGTACGGAGGCGATCCCGTACGGACACGAGCGAGCCCGTCCAGGCCCGTCCGTGTTTCGGCTGAGTGCTTACGCCGCCGTGTAGGCGGAGAAGCGGGAAAGATACTGCTTGCGGTGGTTCCAGTAGGCGGTCAGGGTATCGTCGTTGATCCAGGCGATCAGCCCCTCCCACGTGACCGTATGCGCTTCGGGCGTCGTGTGCTGCTTGCACCAGCGTACCAGCCCATCCACCAGCGTGATGGTGGCGTAGAAGGTGTTCGGCTGCAGGGTGCCCTTGAACAGGCGGAACTCGATCGTGGACGGGTTCTGCAGGTTGAGCGCCTTATAACGGCGCGTGTCGTGGACGTTGAAGCCCTGATTGTCCTGGACCGTGGCGGCCTTGCGCTTGAGAGCGCGGCTGCCGTCCGTCGTGGAGTGGCCGTACGCGGTGGGCCTGCACCATTGCGAAACCGCGATGTCCCGCCGGGCGAAGCAGGAGAGCTGCTGCTGGAACCGCTCGATAAGCTCCATGAGCTTGGCGATGCACAGGCGCCTGGCTTCATCGTCGTTGCCGAGAGCGGCCCGGGACACGTGGACATGCAGGCCGCAGGTGTTCGTGTCGTGGGCCTTGGCGCCGTATTCTTCCAGCTTGGCGAACAGGCCGGCCCAATCGGTCGCCTTATGCGCCGCCAGCGTCATAGGCGCAGACACGATCTCGAAGCCTTCATCCAGGGAGGCGTCCGATTCCACACGGGCATACTGCGCGAAGTTG